GCGCGACCTGCGGGTCGGTGTAGGCCTTGAAGCCGAAGTCGGTGCCGGCGGACTTGGCGGCGCCGCTGCGGACTGCGGTGAGGTCGAGGTTCTTGGCGGCGAACTCGCCGAGGGTCTTGGGGGTCTCGATGGACTCGTTCATGCTGTTCTCCTTCTCGGAATTGAGCTGGTCGAGGAGGTTCTTCTTCTCCTCCGCGGTGTCGATGAGCTGCTGGACGGCGTCGATGTCCGCCTTGATGGCGTCCACCTGCTCGCGCGTCTCGGCGTGCTCGAGGTCGGCGACGAGAGCCGCCTTCCTCTCGATGAGGTTGGTCATCTTCACTCCTTGTAGCTGTCGATGATCGCTTGCTTATAGGCCTCGAAGCCGTCGTCCTCGGCGGCGTCGACCTGGCCCTCCGCGTCCTGTGCCTTCGCGGACGGCTCGTCTGCCACCTCCTCGGCGGCCTCGGGTTCCTCGGGTTCGGGTTCGGGCTCGTCCATCTCGCCGATGAGCCCGTCGACGGCTGCGGCGATCGCCTCCGCCATCTCGCGGATGCGGCGCAGCTCGTCCTCGTCGGCCTTGCTGTTGCGGCGCCCGCTCTTCTGCTCGGGCTGCGCATCCTTGACCTCCACGACCTCGGCGTGCTGGTTCGCGGGGATCTGCACGAGGCTGACCTCGAAGAGGTCCATCTTGCGCAGCTCGTTGGCCTTCGTGCCGTCGGCGAGCTCCACGGGGGCGGCGTCCAGCACCTGGTAGGCGAAGCTGAACTGGTACAGCCTGCCCTCCTTGGCGAGCTTGCGGACGTACTGCGCCTTCGGGTTCTCGGCGTCGAACTCGGCCTCGACGTACAGGCCGCGGTCGTCCTCGCGGGCGAGCGTGACCTTGCCGATGTTGTACTCGGGGTCGTCGGTGTTGTGGCCGTAGAGCAGCGGGATGGGCTTGCCGATGGACTCCCAGTGCCTCAGGGACTCCTCGAAGGCGCCCTTGGCGACCACGTCGCCGTAGCTGTCGGGCTCGCGGTCGAACGTCGAGGCGTACCCCTTGACGGAGCCGCCGTCCATCTGCGCGCTGCCCGCGCTCTTGTACATGGCTTCCATTAGAGCCTCCAAATCGTTATCTCGACCTGGCACTGGCACCCGCACGACTCCTCGGGGGTGAGCGCCTGGTCGCCCGGATACATCGCGCCGTTGCTGAACGGCTCGCCGATCGGGACGGTCTCGCCGTCCATCGCCGCGTGCTCGGCGCGGGGGTTGCCGCTCGTCACGACCCACGTCTTCATGGCGCGGTAGCGCGACTGGTCGACGCGCTGGTTCACCGCCTCGCACGAGCCGAAGCCCGCGGCGGCGGTGGCGAAGGACAGCCCCGTGGAGTCGGCGCGGCTCGTCTCGGCCTTGTCGTAGACGCCCTCGGGCGTGGCGCCCTCGGCGCCCTCGGAGAGGTCGTCGTCCAGCGCCGCCTTGAGCTGGCGGAACGTCACGTTGTTCACGGCCTTGGCCTTGCCCTCGGCCATCGCGCGGATGTAGGCGCGGGTGCGGTCCTCGTCGTACTCGGACGGGTCCATGCCGATGCTGCGCAGCGCGCGCTTGGCGGATGCCGTCGCCTGCGAGAGCAGGACGGGCTCGAGGTCGGCTGCGAGCTCGCGGTCCCACCTGCCGGCGTCCCACCAGCTCGGCCAGTCGTCCTTCGCGTCCTTGGACTTGGCGCGGTCGATGGACGGCAGCACCTTCCTGCGCTGCCGCTTGAAGAACGCGCGGAGGACGGAAGCCATGTCCATCGCGGCGCGGGTCTCGGGGCGGGCCTTCACGCGGTGCTCGGGCTCGTCCTTGGCCTTCACGTCGGGCTCGGCCGAAACGTAGCCGCCGTACGGCTCGGCGTTCGGCGACGCGAGGCCGCCCTCAACGACGTTGAGCGGCACGATCAGCTCGTCCGCGCCCTCGATGGGCGGCAGGTTGAGCCTCGCGCGGGCCTCGTTGCGGGTGAGCCACGGGGCGCCCGTGGACGACTGCAGCACGCTCGCCTGCTCCTCGAAGCTGGCCTCCAGCTTCTTGGAGATGTCGAACTCCACGTACTCGCGCGGGTCCGCGCCGACCTTCGGCAGCAGGAACGCGTTCATGCGCTCGGAGAGCATGTCGAGGATGGGCGAGAGCGTCTCGGCGTAGAGGGCGCGGGCGTTGTCCTTCGCGCTGGCGTACGTCTGCGCGTCGGTATGCCATATGAGCGACGGGTTGATGTGGTAGACCGCCGCCACGTCCTCGCGTGCGAGGCGCGTGGCCTCGGCCCATTCCGCCTCCCGCGCGTTGAACTGCGTGGAGACGAGGCGCATGCCGTCCTCGAGGATGGGCGTGCCTCCCGTGTCGGTGCCGTCGTTGCCCGCGAAGCGGGACTTCCAGCTGCGGGCGAAGCGTTCGCGGTCCTGCGGGTCCCAGTCGGCGCCCATCGGGCGCTCGATGACCTGCGAGATGCGCCCGCCGTTGCGCCACACGCCGTTGCGGTACTGCCATGCGCTGACCTGCTCGGCGAGCACCTGCTTCAGCGCGGAGACGGGCGAGGCGTCGCCCATGCCGCCCGGGCTGTACTGTCCGAAGAGCAGCACGTCGTCGACGTCCAGCTCGATGATGCGGTTGGAGTACGGGTTGGTGACCTTGTAGCCGCTCGGGCCGAGGCCGTTGCGGGTGCGCACGTCGACCCACGGCGCGGGGACGGGCTCGATGGCCCATCCGCTGCGGGACGTCGTGGAGGGCACGACGACCCACACGCAGTAGCCGTACAGCTCGATGTCCGAGACGGTCTGCCGCATGAGCTCGTGGCCCGTCATGTGCCCGTTAGGGAAGCGGAGCAGCGTCGGCAGGACGCCCTCCGTGTCGCGGATGCGCGACGTGTCGCTCTCGCGCACGTAGCACTTGAGCGGGATGCTCGCCACGTTGTCGGAGATGAAGCCGACGACGGAGCGCAGGGCGGGCTGCGAGCGGTACATCTGCTCGACCGTGTAGCCGAGGATGTCCGCCGAGGTGCCGACGTGCCGCACCTCGTAGCGCACCCCTGTGCGCCCGAGCAGGGCGTCGAGGATACCCATGTTTCCCCAATCTTCTAGACGAAGAGGAGGTCGTGGCCGTCCGCGTACGCGGAGCGCCTCGGCTTCTCCCCTATCCTTGTCGCTAGTCCGTAGGCCATCGTCATGGCGACGAGCGGCGATATGTCCTCGCCCGACTTCATGCGGTCCCACACGTAGCCGCCGTCGCCGACGGGCTTGGTGGTGGCGATGGCGCATGCGAGGTCGAGCGCGGGCTGCGAGCGGTGCATGATCGCGGGCGCCTGCACGTCGTCCTCGGTGTTCGCGGAGACTCCGTCCCACGTCCTGCCGCAGAAGGCGGCGAGCTCCGCGCCCTCGATGCGCACGGCCTGCACGCCGTCGATGGCGTCGAGCACGTCCGCGAGCGCGGAGACGGGGGCGCCCCTGCCCTGCAGGGCGACGCGCACGTCCTGGGACGCGGCGACGTCGCGGAACCAGTCCACGACCCACTCCTGCCCCGTGCGGTACTCCGCGAGCTCGGCGTGGTATCTCCCGTCGCGCCTCATGCCGCACGCGCAGATCGCGGCGCGGCGCCTGTCAGCCGACACGTCCACGCCGAAGGACACGGGCGCGTCGGGCGCTATCTCCGAGGTCGGGTCGTTGCCAGCCTCCCATGCGCCCTGCGGGAACGGCGGGTTGACGGTCGCCGTGACCCACTGGCACATGCATTCGGTCTTGAACTCGTCGGGCGGGTCGGTCGCGCATGCCGCGGCGAGCGCCCTCTCGGTGACGCAGTACCCGAGCGACGGGTTCGCCTGCGCCCACGCCGAGCGGTCGTGCACGTCGCTGTCGGGCGGCGCCGACCACTCGAAGAGGCCGATGGCGGGGTCCAGCTCCTCCTCGGGCTCGCCGAGGGCGTCGCCGACCTGCGCGCAGATGCCGTCGGGGTCGCCGATTGACGCGTGCGCTGCCATGCGGAGGTGGCGCAGCACCACGGAGGTGGCGTCTCCGGCGTTGGACATGCACCAGACGACCGCGTTGTCGCGCGCGATCGTGGTCTTCGTGAGGGCGCTCCACGCCTTGAAGTCCTGGTGCTCGCGCAGCTCGTCGAGCAGCACGAGGTCGCCGGACTTTCCGCGCCCGGCCTTGCGGGTGGACGCCTTGACGCGGTACTGGCGGTTCCCCGTCAGCTGGATGCGCTTCGAGCCGTTCGTCATCCACACGTGCTCGATCTCCGCCGCGAGCGCGGGGACCTCGCGGGCCATGTCGACGGCGGCCTGCCACGTGTCCTCGGCCTGCTCGAGGTCCTGCGCGGTGCCGATGATGAGCGCGACCTCCAACCAGTAGAGGAAGAACAGCGCGAGGACGGTGGACATGGTCGTCTTGCCGTTCTGACGCGCCACGAGCACGAGCACGGTTCGGTATCTGAAGCGCCATTCCCCGCCGAAGTCGCCCACGATCTCCAGCGCGTGGATGAAGAGCCACTTCTGCCACGGGAACATGGTCAACCCGAGCGTATCCTCGGCGAACTCCACGACGTCGTACCCGAGCGTGGTGTCGGGCGTGAGCTCGCGCAGCGGCGGCGTGTAGACGCGCGGCTGCTCGCAGCCCCTATACGGCACGGAGCTTCACGTCCCTCTTCGCCCTGGCCTTGTCGAGCGGGCTGGCGTCGCTCGGCGCCTTGACCTGCTTGACCTCCTGGACGGTCATCCCCATCGCCTGCATGTAGCGCAGGAGCGTCGGGATGCTCACGTTGTCGTACCTGTTGTCGCCGACGATCGGGAAGCCCGGGGTGTCGATGGTCCGCGCGATGTTGAGCATGATCTCGATGGGGCCCGCATGGAGGACGGGGTCGATGATGCCGCGGCGAACCGCCTCGTCGATGCTCTTCTTGACCGATGCCTCGGTATCGCCCATGTTCCACCTCGTTTCGCGTGCGCGACCCCGGTGCGGTCGTTCGGAGGGATAAAAGACTGCGCGGCGGTGGGAAGTCGCGGTTTTTCCGATTTTTAAGACCTCTTTGCCCCCTGGGGTCTACCCCCGCCTCCAGCTGCCGCTGGCGTCGCCGACGGGGTCGATGGACGCCTTCGCGCTCCTCGCGCGGTTGCACCGCTTGTGGCTCGGGCGCAGGTTGCCCAGGTCGCAGGCGTACTGCGGGAAGCGCGAGCGCACGAGGTAGTGGTCGGGCTCCCACGAGTCGGGCGTCGTGCCGGGCTTCGCGGCGTAGTCGATGGGCTTGCCGCATATCCAGCATGGGGCGTCCGCGCCCTTGTCCCTGCGGAGGGCCATGAGGCGCACCCTGCGCCCCTCGGCGTCCTTCCAGCCGTCGCCGCCCTTAGACATGCCACGACGCGCGGGTTGCGCGGTTGGAGCGCGCCATGCGCTCGAAGTCGGTCTCCTCGGTCGGGCGCCTGCCGCGCCTGCGCGGGGCGACGATCTTCTCGGGGATGTCGAACTTCTCGCCCGTCTCCAGCGCGTGCCTCACGCATGCCGCGATCATCGCGTCGGCCATGCTGGTCGCGTAGCGCGACGCTATGCGCGCGAGCTCGGTGACGTCGAGCATGGAGCCTCCAAAAGGAAAAGGCCCGCTCGTCGGCGGGCCACACGTTCACACATAGCACGTTAGCGTAAAGGGCTGTAAACGGGTGTTAAACGGCGCATGAAAAAAGCCCCCGCC